ACAGCTACATTAACTGTCACAGGTGATGGTGGTGGCGCAGAACTACAAGCTGACTTAAACGTTGGAACAATTCAGTCGCTACAAGCTAATAATGAGATCTTGACCACAAAGGGTACTATTAACTCTATTCAAGTTATCTCAGGTGGTTATGGATACGGTGTTGCTAATATTCGAATCGAAGGCGATGGCAATGGTGCTACCGCTGAAGCTGATATTGATACAACTTCTGGTCGTATCACTAGAATTAGAGTAACAAATATTGGTCAAAATTATACCTACGCTGTGATCCATATCACAGGTAATGGTCATGCAGGAACTGCACGTGCTATTATTTCTCCATATGGTGGTCATGGTAAAAACTCTCCTGATGAATTTTTCGCAAGAACACTTATGTTCTACGCCAACGTATCAACTGACTTGAACCAAGGTATTGCTGTCAACAACGATTACCGTCAAATTGGAATTATCAAAAACCCACGTGTTTATAATGACGATATTAGATTCAATGATGCTCTTGGTTCAACATGTTATGTTATTGAACCTTCTGGCACTTTTGACCAAGCGAAATTCCCACGTGACAGTGCAATCTCACTGAATAGGTTAGAAAACGGTGAAGTGTCAAATAAGAAATATCGTGTTATCTCAACTACTGCGAATTCTATTCTAATTCAATCACTAAATAATGATATACCTTCTGTTAATGATACATGGCAAAATGATGAAGCAGACGCAGAGATTAATGGTGCAACATTTACAGCAACTTCTGTGGGTTTACCACAAGTAGATAAATATTCTGGACAGATGATGTTTATTGATAATAAAGCTGGGTTCACACCATCTGCTGATGAAACTGTTACATTGAGAACAGTACTCAGATTCTAATGCCTAAATATAACCGTACCAACCTTTAGGATAGTGTAAGAAATGACAATCAATTTTAATACAGAACCATATAATGACGATTACGATGCGACAAAAGAATTTTATCGTGTTCTGTTTCGTCCTGGATATGCGGTTCAAGCTAGAGAATTAACTCAACTACAGACGATTCTTCAAAATCAGATTACAAAATTTGGTGACCATATTTTCAAGAATGGTTCACAGGTAATTCCTGGTTCTGTTAACGTTGATAATAAGTTTCACTTCCTAAAACTGGAAAACACACACAATAACGAAAACATCTTTGCGTACATTAACACCTTCCGTAATAAAATCATTACAGGTGTTACTTCTGGCGTTAAGATGCGTGTTATTGATACGTCTGAGTGTGATTGTGTAACGGTACAAACAAACATTGCTACTCTTTACTGTAAAATTGAAGGTACTGCTGATGATGGCACTACCAAGCGTATGGTAATTGGTGAAGAGATTGTAGCTTATGAGGCTGATAACCAAACCTCAACTAACTTTCTTCTAACAGAAAACCAAAACGGCGATATTACTGCGCAGATCCGTAACTTGGGTGATGCTGGTGAGACTGCAACTGCGTATAACGTCACTGGTTCTTATGAATCTTCTAACGTTATCGGTAACGCATATGGCGTAGATGTTAAAGAAGGTATTTACTACATTGATGGGTTCTTTGTTCGTAACCCAGAACTTCACTTGTATGTTGGTCGTTTTACTACTACCCCAACTGCTCGTGTAGGTTTCAAAGTCAACGAAATTATCACAGTTCCAGAAAAAGACACATCATTGCTCGATAACGCTACTGGCGTTCCAAACTTTGCTGCGCCTGGAGCACATCGCTATCGTATTAATCTAACCCTAGTTGACAAAACTCTAAACTCAGTAGATGAAGATAGATTCATCGAACTATTGAGACTTAAAGATGGTGTCATTCAGCATAAAGTTGAAAAAGCCACTTATGCTGAACTAGAGAGAACACTTGCTCGTAGAACCTTTGATGAATCTGGTAACTACGAAGTAAACAAATTTAAATTGTCGCTCCGTGAGCACCTATCAACTGGTGGTAATAACGGTGTATATGTTGAAGAACCTGCTTCACCTGAAGATGGTGTAACATACGGTGACCCAAATAAATTTGTTATGGTTATTGATCCAGGAAAAGCATACATTCAAGGTTATGAAGTTGAATCAGTTGCTGCTCAATTTGTAACATTTGATAAGGCTAGACCACAAACTGTTAACGGTGTTACTACTGAAAACGGTCATATTGTTCGGTTAGATGACGTTAACCTTGGTATTGATCAAGGTAGTTATGTTCTTGTTGACACTGTCCACAAGTTTCCAAACTTTGAGCAATTTGAAAAAGTATTTTTGGTCAACAAACGTGTAGCCACCAATGGTGCTGCGCCTTTAGCTGCAGACATTGTTGGTACTGCTCGAATCAAATCATTCCAGCTACATGATGGTGACTACACAGACGGTGCTCTAACGAAATTCAAACTCGGTTTGATGGATATTCAACTATATCCAGGAAAATCGTTCGAAAAGAACGTCAAAGCTGTTCATGGTCGTAACGCAGACCAAAACTTCACATGTAACTTAGTATCAGTGTCAAAGACATTGGTTGGTTCTGCTACTGCGTCAACAAGTTCTACAGCCGTAACAGGTTCTGGAACAAACTTCACAGAATCTTTAGTTTCTGGTGACTACCTTTACGTTAACGATCAACTTATTGGTCGTGTTAGTACCATCACAAACAACCTTGCATTAACCCTAGACGCTAACTCTTTAGCATCTGTTACTAATGGTCAGGTTAAAGTATTCAGATCTTCATTGAAAGAGCCAAACGCTGGTTCTCTATTGTTCAATAGTGGATTTGACTATGTTAAATCTATGCTCGGATTTGACGGTACTGCGGATACTCTAAACTCAACAACAGCGACTGTTCGTCAGATCTCTTCAGTAGTTTCTAGTTCTGCTGGTGTTGTTGAATTGACATTGAGTGGTACAAGAACTTTCCCATCGAACGATGACTTAGAAAACTTTACTGTTATCAATAACGAAACTGGTTCTGTAGTTAATATCGATAATAGTGATATTCAAATCACAAACTCATCAACTCGAATTGTTATCTCTGGGCTTGCGGCGACTAAGTCCCACACGCTAATCTTATCTGTAAATCAGACAAACACTGCAGCTGCAGCAGCATCGAAAACACTTCAAGAAGATTACGAGAACCTTATTACTGGTAAGAAATCTGTCACTGGTTCAGTTGTTGAACTAGCTATGGCTGATGTGCTTCGAATCAAGAGCGTTCATATGACTGCTGGCGATTTCACTTCGTTTGATACAAATAACTTTATTGACATCACTGATCGTTATACATTGGATGATGGTCAAAGAGATACACACTATACAAATTCTAAACTTGTTCTAAGAGCAGGTGCTGCTATTCCAACTGGTGCGTTGCGTGTCACATATGACTACTTCACACATGGAACTAATGGCGATTATTTCTCAGTAGATTCATACTCTACAATTCCTTACGATGACATTCCAAACTACTTTACAATTGACCCAGTAACTGGTGTTAAGAAAGAGTTTTCTTTGTCAGGTGCTATTGACTTCCGTCCAATTGTTGATGGAAACAATAAATGGTATCCAAACCTACCAAAAATCGGTAGCGATATTAACACAAGTATTGCTTACTACATCGGTCGTCAAGACAAATTGATCCTTGACTCTATTGGTCGATTCAATGTATTGCAGGGTGTTCCTGCTCTATTGCCACAAGAGCCAGCTGATCCAGTTGAAGGTATGGTAATCGCTACAATCTTTGTACCACCATACACATCAAAAGTTGGTGATATTAAGATGCGCCAGCGTGATAACAGACGTTACACAATGCGTGACATCGGTAAGATTGATCGTCGTGTAACTAACCTTGAATACTACGTTGTTCTAAACCTACTAGAAAAAGACACACAAACGCTATCAATTAGAGATGTGAACACTGGTCTTGACAAATTCAAGAATGGTTTTATTGTAGACCAATTTACTGGTCACGGTATTGGTGACGTTAAGCACCCAGATTATCGTGTTGCTGTTGATTCTAAGTCTAAACAACTACGTGCCATGCACTTTACTTCAGCACTAGAAGTTGTTGAAGATCTTGCTTCTGGTGCTGAGCGTTCCTCACAACCATATAAGCGTAGTGGTGATCTTATCACTCTACCTTTCGTAGAAGAAGAATTTGTAACAAACAGAAATGCTTCTCGTTCTATTGACGTTAACCCATATAAGATTGGTGCGTTCAAAGGTGAGATTCTTCTAGTTCCAGAAGGTGATAACTGGAAAGATACTGATCGTAGACCAGACCTCCAAGTCACAGACGACAATAATTATGACGCCATTAAGTTTATGGCTGATGAATTAGGTGTTACTGGTTCTGTGTGGGATGAATGGCAGACTAACTGGACTGGTTCTTCAACAGAAGTGTCGAACTACGTGACTGGTAATCCAAACCAGCGTCGTCAGACAGTTACTGGTTACGAAGAAACAGTAACAACTGAAACTGGAATTCAATCTCGTGAAGGTATCCAGACAAACCTAACAAGCACTGTAAACACTCAAGATTATGGTGATAGAGTTGTTGATATTAGTTACGCATCATACATGCGACCACGTCCGATTGTGTTCATCGCCAAGAACTTGAAGGGTAATACAAAAGTATATCCATTCTTTGATTCTGTGAGTGTCACAAACTACGTTAAACCAGCTGATGTGTTTAAGGTAACAAGAAACTCTGGTGCTCCAGTAATGAATTTTGGTCTCAATACTTTGGCACCAAACATTCTTGCTGATGATCCAGCACGTGCTTATAGTGGTAATATTGAACCAGCTTTCCAAATTGGTGATGTTATCTCTAACTTGGATCATACCCCAACAACTATTACTGCTGTTGGAGCAGTAACCACTTCTGGTGTTAAAGAATTTACGGTTAGTGTTGGTAGTGTTAACAACATTAGTCCAGGACATCATGTTGAACTCTATAACATGGATTTCTATCCAGAAACCATTGTAACAAGAAGTTTGACAGCGACTCAGTCTTATGCTCAGTCAACTGTTCTAGACAATGCTTATACTGCCAAGCAACTTAATAAGAAAATCTTTATTGTTAAGTCAATTAGTAGCAATGCGTTGACTCTTATAGACATTAATGGTGCTGACATTCCAGTGCATGATGCTTATGTTCCAGCTTCTGGTTATGCTGGTACAGATCGTGGTCTGCTCAAACGACTAACTGCTACTGGTGTTGTATCCTTTGACGGTTATGTACACGATTCAGACACTGCTGGAAACGTAACACAAGATATCCATGTGACAAATATCCGTAATGGATTTGCTGTCAATGAGACAATTTCTGGATCTACTTTAATTGGATCAACAAGCAACTACAACCAAGTAACTATCAATGCCATCAATGGTAATGATAGCCAATTGACAAACGTTGCTGTTAATGCTACTGATACAGTTCTCAAAACAGACGTTGATGGTACTGTTGTTGGAACATTCTTCCTTCCACAGAATGAAAATATTGCTTTCAGAACTGGTGAGCGTCAATTCAAACTAACAGACAACATCTCTAACAGTGATGCTGATTTTGACTCAAAAGGACAACAGACATACTTTGCTATGGGTATGACTCTCTCTAAAGAGCGTACCATTGTCAATACTAGAACTGCGACCTTCACTCAGGATCGTTTATACGAAGAGATTCCAGTACGTAGAACATCAACCTCTACTCGTGTGTTGTATTCATACTATACTGGTCACGACCCAGTAGCACAAACATTCACCGTTCGTTCAACTGGTGGTTGTTTTGTAACATCTATTGACTTGTTCTTCAGTGAAGCAGGCAATCGTCCTGTTACTGTGGAATTGAGATCAACCAATAATGACGTGCCTTCTACTAAGATTGTTCCAATGTCTGAAGTTACAAAATCTCCACAAGAGATTAATACTTCTTCAACTGGTTCAGCTGCTACAACGTTTACGTTCCAAGCACCAATCTACCTACAGGATAACGAAACTTACGCTATTATCGTTAAGACCGATGAGCCTGGATGTCAGTTGTTTGTTTCTGAATTGGCACAAGTAGATTTGATCACTGGTAACACGATCACTTCACAACCATTGACTGGTTCTTTGTATCTCTCGCAAAACTCTCGTGAGTTTGAGATCAACCCACTCCTTGATATGAAGTTTGTTCTACGTAAGGCAAGTTTTGACACTTCTGCTACCGTTACTGCAGATTTCCGTGCTAACCCACCTGCTCCTTACGCACTACCACGCAACCCATTCGAAATCACTCCAAATACAAACTTAGTTCGTGTTTACGCACCGAACCATGGTTTCTTGGCTGGTGAGAAGGTTGTTATTAGTGGTGTTGCTGATGGTAACTACGGAACTACCTTGGCTACTACTGGTATTCCTGCTTATGTGTTTAACACAGGGCATATCGTTAGCACTTCAGGTTTAGAAAAAGATTCTTTTGTTATCGACTTGGTAACTGTGGATGGTGATAGTAACAGCATGTTAGTTGGTGGTATCACAAATGCGAACTTTACTAAAGGACGCTACGGTAACACTGGTGTTATTATGACAAGATCCTTGAATCTTGA